CAAATCCTGCCAATAATATAAGGGGTAAGTATTTCTTCATGAAATTTCCCATTATTTACTAATCTATATATAATATCGTAAGTAATACTTAGTTATGTTTTCTGTTCATCAGCATTGGGACCCACTCAAAGTAGTAGCAGTGGGTAGATGTTATCCTCCACATTTTTTTAATTATATTCAGAACGAAAAAACTAGGGGAGTATTTCATCGCATTGCAGAAGAAACTGAAGAGGATTATCAGAAATTAATATCAGTTCTTGAAAAGTTCAATGTAAAAGTAGTAAGAACAGACATCACAGATAATCCAGAAGATTATAAAACAACATCGGGTGTCATGAGATACCCTCCCATGGTTCCGAGAGACTACACTGCCATGATTGGCAATAAGTTTTTTATGCCCGGTGATAATTTTGGAAAAAATATTGATATCGAAGAAGAGATTGCATTCATAATCAAAAATAGTTCATTACGAATGAATGAATTATCGGACTTTCATAAAGATTTATTACACTACGTATACGATCTTACTTTCCCCGGTAGACCTGTGTCGCCAACGACTCAGCAAATGCTTTTGAAAACTTTGAATAAAAAGCGTGGTAAGTTTCAAAAAGAACCACTTGTTATCAGAAAACTAATGCAGTTAATTGATAATGAAGATCTTAGAAACGTTGTTCTACAAGGACATACAAATACGATAGGTAAGACAACTAAGTATATCCATGATGATAAAACATACCCTTGGGGATCAATAGGGAACTATGTAAAAGAAAATAGTGGCAACGAGATAATCTATGACCAATACATCACCACTGCAAACACAATTAGATTCGGTAAGGATTTATTTTTTGGTCTCAATAATATCGTTACTAAATTGAATGAGAAAAACTTTGTAAAGAAATGGAAAAAATTGTTCCCTGATTATAATATTCATACGTTATCACATGCAGGACATAATGACGGTGTGTTCTGTGCTGTGAAACCCGGATTGATTTTAACCTATAAACCTGATGATCTTTACAAAGATACTTTTCCGGGGTGGGAGATTGTAACTCTCGAAGGTGAAGGTTGGGATAAAGTTATGCCATTCTTAGAGAAGAAGGGAAAATCAAAAGGAAGATACTGGGTTCCAGATGCAGGAGATGATTTCTATGATTATGTTAATGAGTGGATGGACGACTGGGTTACTTATGTTGAGGAGACAGTTTTTGATGTTAACATGTTTGTGATTGATCAAAATAATGTGATCGTCAATGGTGTCAATAAAAAAGTATTTGATGCTTTTGAGAGACATGGTATCACACCACATATTGTAAACTTCAGACACAGATATTTCTGGGACGGTGGACTACATTGTATTACTTCTGACATCTCAAGAGAGGGAGAACAAAAAAGTATAGAAACATTAAATGTATAGAGTTGTTTTTGTAGGTAGTATCAAGGAGTTGACTCCTGAGTACGAAAAATATAATGATGATCTGTATGCCAGTGCTCAAAAACTAGAAGGATTTATTGGTATTGACAGTGAAGTGGTTGAAGGTATTGAGATTACAATAAGTAAATGGAAAACAAAGAAAGATGTGATGGGTTGGGCAATGGATCCACTTCATATGGAGGCAAAAAAACAAGTAAACTTATGGTATCATTGGTATAAATCTTATCATCTTGAATGCTGACAAAAAAAAACCCTACTTGCGTAGGGTGAGTACATATGTACTATGAAATACTAACCATTTTTATCTGCCAGTAAGAATTCTTTAAAACTGGTTTTTATAGCATCAGTCCATACTGCTGCTGCCACACCTTGAACTTCTGTAGAGTATCCAGAAATATCTGTTTCAATAAAATTATCGCTGGTGTCAAGTTTACCTGCTTTTAGAGTTTCATGTATATAATTTCTTGCTAATATAATATCATCTTCAACTATTACTGTTTGTGTTCTTAATTCAATAAAGTTATATGGTGATCTGATAACGATTTTATCAATCGCTGCTGTTTTTGTTATTGCCATTAGGGTAATTCTCCGAATTAAACGTGTTTATTGACAATTGTATTTATATAAGATATACTATACTTAGTTTATAGTATATTATGATTCATCTACGAGACAGTCTCGTCAACAATCTCATCAAGCATGCTGAAGGACAGATAGCAAAACACAAAGCAAATGTAGAAATATATTTTACATACCCATCTGGTATAGGTGAACATCCTGATATTATGGGTGCTATTGAAACAGAGTTGAATGAAATATCTAGATACCATGAACAAATCACAGTTCTCAAGGAGTATTTTGACGCATGAAAATTTTTTTAGATACAGCAGACACAGAATTAATAAAGAAGTATTATGGAACTGGTCTTGTTGACGGTGTTACTACAAACCCTACTCTTATCCGTAAGAGTGGTAGAGACCCGGAGGATGTATACCAAGAACTAGCAGACTATGGTGTTCGCGACATCAGTATGGAAGTTGTTGGTGATGAGAAGACTATGACAGAGGAAGGTAGAAGACTGCATAGCAAGTATGCATTTCAAAGTAAAAAACTTAGCATCAACCCTACCACTATCAAGGTGCCACTGTCACCTGATGGTCTTAGAACCTGTAGATCACTCGCTCTTGATGGTATCAAAGTGAATGTTACTCTTGTTTTCTCAGCAGCACAGGCAATACTTGCATCAAAGGCAGGAGCAGCATATGTTTCTCCTTTTGTAGGTAGATTAGATGATCAATCTGTCAATGGTATTGGTCTTATAAATCAGATAGCGAGTATATATCGTATGCATGGATCTCAAACACAGATTCTTTCTGCATCAATACGAAGTGTTCAGCATGTGTCAGATTCCTTTCTCAACGGAGCAAACATATGCACAATGCCACCTAGTATTTTTGAGAAGATGTACAATCATATACTCACTGATAAAGGTCTTGAATTATTTGATCGAGACTGGGCACTTGTACAATCAAAATGATCGAAAAAGAGACTAGACCATGGGGGTGGTTTCAAGTCCTTGTAAGAGGTGAGGATTATTGTGTAAAACAAATTCACCTAAACCCAGAAATGAGAATTAGTCTTCAGTTTCATAGGTATCGAACTGAGGATTGGATTGTTGTGGATGGTAGTGGAATAGTCACTCAAGGTAATATGGAAACCGAATGTTATAGGGGTGATAAATTTTTTATAGGTATTGAGATGAGACACAGAATGGCAGCAGGCAAAAAAGGATTGACTATTATTGAAGTTCAAAGAGGTAAATGTGTGGAAGATGATATTGTAAGACTTGAAGATGATTTTAATAGAGTTGACCATTTTGCTTGGGGTCATTACTAATGTATCTTGTCACAGGTGGTGCAGGTTTTATTGGAAGTAATTTTGTAAATTATATGCAAAGAGTATGTGACGATGAGATTGTTGTCATAGACTCCTTATCATATGCCTCTGATATAAATTTTATTAAGAAAGATACCAAGACAACATTTGTATGGTGTGACATTGCAAATGAAAAACACGTCAATCATATCTTCAAAACATACAAACCGAAAAAGGTATTTCATTTTGCTGCTGAGAGTCATGTAGATAATTCAATCAAAAATTATAAACCATTTCTAGAATCAAATGTGATAGGCACTATCAATTTGATGAACGCTGCGTTAGAGGTGGGAGTAGAAAAATTTCATCATGTATCAACCGATGAAGTGTATGGTTCTTTGGATTATGATGACGAAAATATATTTACAGAGACCACACCATACGATCCAAGAAATCCATACTCTGCTAGTAAGGCAGCATCAGATTATTTTGTAAAGGCATGGCATAATACATACAAACTTCCCTACCTCATAACAAACTGCTCCAATAATTATGGACCGCATCAACACATAGAAAAACTCATACCTCTTACTATCATAAACTCAATGAGAGGTAAGAAAACTTATATGCATAGTGAAGGTAAGTTGATACGTGATTGGTTATATGTTGAGGATCATTGTCGTGCTATCTGGATGCTAGAAGAGCAAGGTATTATGAATGACACCTATAATATAGGTGGTGGATGTGAACTTGATGTAGAGACTGTTGTCAAAAAAATACTTAATATTCTAGGTAAGTCACATGATCTAATCGGTGTTTCAAATGCAAGACCGGGTGTTGATAAAAGATACGCTATGAGTTATACTAAGTTGTATAACAAAACTGGGTGGAAACCGATCATGAATTTTGACATTGGTTTGCAACATACTATAAACTGGTATTTGAATAGATGATTTCACTATACGGATGCGGTTTCGTTGGAGGAGAGTTTCAACGTCTTTATAATGAAGAGGTGACAGTGATTCCTAGAGACGAACGTAAACCTAAATCAAAAGATATCTTATACATGATATCTACAACACATAATTATCATGTGCATGATAGAATAACTCTTGATGTAGATACAAACTTGAAAGTGCTATGTGATGTTCTAGAACATTGTAGAGATGAAAATATTACTTTCAACTTTGTGTCATCATGGTTTGTGTATGGAGCAGGTGGTAATATTCCTGCCAAAGAAAATGATTATTTGAATCCCAATGGATTTTATTCCATAACAAAAAGATGTGCAGAAGATCTTATCAAATCCTTTGCACAAACTTATGGTATGAGATATAGGATATTGAGACTATGTAATGTCATAGGTCATGGTGATGCAAAAGCAACGAAACAAAAGAATGCGATTACATGGATGGTCAAAGAAATAAAAAATCATAATGACTTGAAAGTATATGATAATGGAGGTCACACAAGAGACATCATGCATGTGACTGACGTCTGTCGTGCTATCAAACTGGTAATGGAAAAGGGTAAGGTGGATGAGATTTATAATATAGGATCTGGAAAACAAACATCAGTGAAAGAAGTGCTTGACTTAGCAAGTGATATGTGTGACTATAGAGGTAGTCTTATAAGTATAGATACACCAGATTTTCATAAAGTGGTACAGGGTTTGCAACATTTTTATTTGGACACAAGTAAATTAGATCAACTTGGATTCAATCCATTATATGATACAGAAGATATAGTGAGGGAATTATGTCTATAAAAAATAAAGTATCAGATTTTATATCTGAACTACAGGGTGATGGAGAGAATCTTTTTCCATATCTTGCTAACAAAGATTGGAAACCCGGTAAAAATATATTTTATTCTGGTCCATACTGGGACGAGCAAGAACCTATCGCTGCAATCACAACATTATTGAAAGGAAACTGGTTGCCTGCAGGTGAACAAGTCAATAAATTTGAAGCACAGTTTGGTAAAAAATTTGATTTTAGATACAATCTTATGGTGAACAGTGGTTCATCTGCAAACCTTGTGATGATTGCTGCACTCAAAAAATATTTTGGATGGCATGATGGGGATGAGATATTGGTATGTGCCTGTGGATTTGCTACTACTATCAATCCCATCTTACAGAACAATTTAAAACCTGTATTTGTAGATATTGATTACAACGATTTGAATTGGGATCTTGATATGTTAGAGTCTAAGATCACCAGTAGAACTAGAGCGTGTTTTTCTTCTCCTGTTTTGGGCAATCCCTATGACTTCGATAAGTTTCTCGAAATTTTGGATATTTATGGACTCGAATACATCTCGGACAACTGTGACTCCCTCGGTAGCAAGTGGAGAGGTCAGTTTCTTACCAAACACGCCATCGCTGCTTCTTGTTCTTTCTATCCAGCTCATCATATCTGCACGATTGAAGGAGGTATGGTCTCCTCTAATATCGAGGAGATAATCCAGATCGCCAGATCGTACGCTTGGTGGGGAAGAGGATGCTATTGTGTAGGATCCCAAAACAAATTGCCCAACGGTGTCTGTGGGCAGAGATTTGACCGTTGGTTGGAAGGGTACGACCATGATGTCGATCATAAGTATGTCTTCGGAGTTCAAGGATACAACCTCAAACCCGCCGATCTGCAAGGGTCTATCGGTCTTGTACAACTGACTAAGCAAGACGAGATACATCGCATCCGTCGTCTCAACAAAACTCGACTTCATGAGATCTTCTCTAAGATCGATGGTGCGAGGGT